GCTTCCGCGAGTCTCCACAAAATTGGGGTTTTAGGATGAAAACTGTCACCATGAAGGTTTCGGACCTGTCGCAGGATCCAGCAAACGCACGAAAGCACGACGACCGGAACATAGATTCGATCATTGCAAGCCTTCGCAGGTTCGGCCAACAGAAACCGATTGTCGTTGACGCGTCTAACGTCGTTCGGGCCGGGAATGGAACGCTAGAAGCAGCGAAGCGGCTCGGCTGGGATTCCATCGAGTGCGTCAAGACCGATCTAAAGGGCTCTGACGCTATCGCCTACGCGATCGCCGACAACCGGACAGCGGAACTAGCCGAGTGGGATTCGGACATCCTAGCGGCTCAACTAAGCGGCTTGCTGACCGACGATGAGGAGCTAGCAAACGCGGCTGGTTTCTCGGCTGAGGAAATCGAGGCGATGCTATCGCAGTTTGACGTCGAAGAAATCGCACCCCCTGAACTGGCCGACGGGGACCGGGAGCCGTTTCGCCAAATGACCTTTACCGTTCACGATTCCCAATTTGAGGAAATTGAAGCGGCGATAAAAAAAGCCAAGGGCAAGGGCGGCGGTGATTCGGCGGTAAATGAAAACAGCAACGGCAATGCCCTAGCGTTTATCTGCGAGGCGTTCAATGGGTGATGCCAAACGGTTAATCGTCAAGCCAATATCGTCGAAGGATGCGTGCAAGATTGTGCGAGGTCTGCACTACAGCGAGAAGACAACGCAAAACTCACAGCTGCACCTAGGCGTTTTTTTTGATGGCAAGTGCGGCGGAGCGATGCAGTTTGGGCCGTCGCTCGATAAACGAAAAACGCAAAGGCTAGTAACTGGCACGCTATGGAATGAGTTTATCGAATTAAACCGCATGGCCTTTGCGGATTGGCTGCCACGCAATGGAGAATCGAGGGCGCTGGGGTTTGCGTTCCGGTGGATGCGAAAACAATACCCTCACATTAAATGGTGTGTATCGTTTGCCGATGGTGCGCAGTGCGGAGATGGGACGATTTACCGCGCAAGTGGATTTGTCCTTACAAGCATTAAGCCAAACAAACAAATGTTGCGAATGCCAGACGGTTCAGTTATTGCAAGAAAAACACTAGACAACCCTAACCACATGGGCGCGGACGGTCGTTTCGGTTCAGCACATGCCAGGGAATCCGGAGCGGTTCCGCTTCCCGGCTTTCAACTCCGCTACATCTATTTCATCGACCCTACTTGCAAGGAGCGGCTAACCGTACCGATCCTGCCGTTCAGCGAAATTGACCGGCGAGGGGCCGGAATGTATAAAGGGAAACCTCGCGTTACAAGTGCTGACAGCGGCACGCTCGGCAATCCAGCCGAGAAGGGGCGGTGCGATTCCGACCGTAACGCTTTTGAAGCGGAGGCCAGTCAATGACCAAGGGACGCAAAAAAACGGCTCCAGAAATCCTCAAGCTAAGCGGGAGTTACATCAAGAACCCGCAGCGAGAGAACAAAGCGGCTCCGAAGGCCAACGGGGAAGAACCTGAAATGCCGGACTATTTTAGCGACGATGAAAAGTTCAAATGGGGCCAGTTGCTTGAGGACATGAAGCGAAACGGGATTTGCTCAAGCGACCTTCGGGAGATTATGATCGCCTACTGCACGGCGTACGGCGGTTGGATGCTGGCACGAAAGGCGGTTTTGAAAACGGGGATCGTCTTAGTTCAAAAGACCGATGACGGGATCGACGCTAAGCGAAATCCGTTTTCGGTCGAATTACATAAGTACCGGGAGGAAATGAATCGGCTATTGCCTGAGCTTGGATTGACTCCATCGGCTAGGGCTCGAATGGTTGCGACGCTTCCACCAGAAGAGGACGAATTCGCCGAGTGGCTAAAGAGGGCTCCAGGTTGATAGCAAGCGGCGTTTCCTTACGTGTCGAGGACTATTGCCAAGCCGTCGAGGACGGTTCGGTAGTTGCTTGCGATAGAGTCAAGGATGCAGTCCTCCGCTATCGACTGGACATGCAGCGGCAATCTACGCCAGATTTCCCGTACTACTTCGATTCAGTCAAGGCCGCTAGCGTCTGCGAGTTCTTTCCGCTCATCCTCCGGCATTCGATCGGGGAGTATGCTGGCAAGCCTCTAGTCCTTGAGGATTGGCAGATTTTCGGGCTATGGAATATTTTTGGATGGCGGCGCGATGAGGACCGGACTAGGCGATTCCGCAAGGTTTATTGGTCGATGGCTCGAAAGAATGGCAAGACAACATTCGTAGCGGGACTGAGCCACTACCTAGCGATGGCTGACATCGACCCGCGAACGGGCAAACCGGAAGCTATCGGGCAGATTCTCTTAACGGCGACCAAGAAAGAGCAAGCAAACATTGCCTATGGTGAATGCGAACGCATGGTCCAGCAATCAAAGACCATGCAAACGCGAACCGACATCCGGAACGAGACGATCACGTACACGCACAACGGCAGCTATATCCGCAAGGTTTCCTCGGATAAGCCCTTCGACGGATTGAACCCGCATTGCGTTGTTATGGATGAGGTGCACGCATGGGGCCAGCACCATCGAAAATTCTATGACACGATGGTGACAGGCAGCGGCTCACGCTCCCAGCCTTTGCACGTCATCATTACAACCGCAGGGGATGATAAATCGGATTTGTGGTTGCAGGAGTACAACTACGCGACAAACGTAGTTTCGGGCGTAAGCAAGGATGAAACCCTGTTTGCTCTGATCTACGAACTAGACAAAAACGACGACTTCGAGGACGAATCGACCTGGATTAAGGCCAATCCAAACCTGGGTATTTCAGTCAAGCGGGAGTATCTTCGCGAACAGGTCAATAAGTTTCGTCATACGGCAATCGGACGGAATTTGCTCGATCGCTTCCACGGTAATCGGATCGTATCATCGACCGAAAAAGCATTCGACCTTGAGGACTTCGAAAAGTGCGTCAAGCCTTACTCGGATTGGTCGCAGGCTGACGGCTACGGAGCCGGTGTTGACCTTGGAGCACGCGACGACTTGGCGGCTTACGCTTTGTGCGCTCGATTCCCAGTCGACGTTACGGACGATGGCAAGACGGTCTACCGCTATGAAATTCGGACCAAGGCTTACATAGCGGCCAATTGCAACCGCGACTTGACGGCTATGCCATTCAGCCAATTCATTTTCGATGAGGAAATTATCAAGGCTACCTACCCAATCGAGGATCTTACCGAATCGCTCCTGGGGGATCTTGAGGCCAACGACATAGGGACTGCCGCGTATGATCCATACAACGGGCAGCAACTCGGAGAGAAGCTTACTAAGGCGGGCGTCGTCGCGGCTAGAATGGCACAGAACCAATCCAACTTTAATGAAGCTATCCGCGACTTCATCGACCTAATGAAAAACGGTCGGCTAGTATTTGCCGACTCGAAGCTACTACGCTGGTGTGCGAATAACGCTATAATTGCTAAGGATCGGCAAGATAGGTGGATGTTTGACAAAGCGAAATCGAAAGACAAGATCGATCCGATTGTGGCGGCGGTTATGGCGTATCGAATCGCAAGCCTACAGCCTGAGCGATCAACCGGGAAACTTTACGTCATTTAGGAGCGAATGAATGGATATGCTTTCTCGATTGATTCAATGGGCTGGTTTCGCATGGGATGTTAACCCGGCTAGGGTCGGCATCAAAGATGCAATGGGCATCCCGCCGGCGTTCTTTGCCCATAACAAGCTTACCGGGGACTTTGCTAGGCTACCAATCGACGTTAAGAAGGTTGTTGGCCAAGGCGCCGAAAACGACCTAAAGCACGATGGCTACAGGCTACTGCGAAAGCAACCGAACAAGATTCAAAGCCCAACGGTTTTCAAGCAGCAGCTATTAAGCCATGCGATTATGCGGGGCAATGGCAGAGCGGCTATCATTCGAAATGGCAACAGCATCGAGGAACTGATTCCCATGATGCCAGAACAAACCTGGACAGTAATTCACGATGGGCTAAAGTACCACGCCTACAAACCCGAAGACCAAACCAAAACCGAGTTATTTGATACCCACGATACTGACGACAATGGCTATATCGTATTTCGAGACTCCGACGTTTTGCATATCAGCGGCTTTTCATGGAATGGCGTTGACGGGCTAGGTTTGCTGGACTTGGCGAACATTGTTTTTAGCACATCGAAAGAGGCGATAAAGTTCCAAAACCAGCAAATCGCAAAGGGCTTTCGGGCTAAGCTATTCCTGGAGGCCCCTCCGGCGATGTTTCGCAACGACACAGACGCCAAAAAATTTATCGATGCGTTTAATGCGGCTGAGGCCGGATCCGACAACGCTGGCAAAGCAGGCTTGCTACGCGAAGGCATTAAGGCAAACGCGGTTTCTATGTCCAATTCAGACGCTCAATTCGTCGACTTACAAAAGTTTAATCGAGCGGATATCGGTATGCTCTTTGGGCTTGAAGGGATGCCAGGCGATGGCGAAACAGATAGCTACAACTCCAGAGAGCAAACGCAAATAGCTTACCTTCAATGCCTGGATCGATGGCTAGTCCAGTTTGAAGAACAATGCGATATGAAGCTCTTGACGCCAACGGAAATTCGGCTGAACAAAGCGTACTTCAAGTTTAATACCGGAGCTATCCTGCGGACGGCGCTCAAGGAAACTATCGACGCGTTTTCCGTGGCAGTATCGGCTCGCATCATGAACCCCAACGAATGCCGATCCAAGCTCGACCTGAACCCATACGAGGGCGGCGAGGAGTTCATAAACCCGAATATTCAGCGATCGGGCGACGATCCAGAGCCCGAACCGGAGGACACGGCAGAGGACGACCAAGAGGACACGCAAGGGCAAGCCCGAAACGATCGGGCCGTCGAGCAAATGCTGCGCGGGCTCATTAAGACCGAGGGTAACAACGCTATCAACGCATCGAAAAAAGCTCAATTCGTCGCTTGGATTGGGAAAAAGTACCCGCAATGGGAAGCGAAACTGGCCGACAGTATCGAAGCGATCGGGCTGGACCGTGACCTAGCTAGGCTTCACTGCCAAGAATCGACGCAAATCCTAGCGGGATTGGCGGCTAAGTACGGCGGTGAATCGCTTCAAAAGGCCGTCGAGACTGAGGTAAAAACGTGGGAAAATCGTCTATTTAGCTTGAAGGGCTTGCAAGAATGATTGAGATACACAACGAAACCAACGAAATCCACCTATCGGGCATTGTCGGCGATGGATGGGCAGAGGATCCAATCACCAAAGACGGCGTACTAAAGGCTCTCAAGGCTTTCGGCTCGCAAGCGGTGACCATCCGGATCAACAGTCCGGGCGGCGCGGCCGATGAGGGGATCGCGATCCGTAATCTACTGAAAGACTACGCCGGGGAGGTCACAACCGTCAACGATAGCCTAGCGGCGTCGGCGGCTAGTGTGATTTTCCTTGGTGGGTCCAAGAGGCTTATGGGTGACGGATCGCGGATTATGATCCATAGGGCAATGGGGATGGCTTTCGGAAATGCGACCGAAATCAGGAAGACCCTAGCGGCACTCGAAAGCTACGATCAGTCTTTGGTCGAGATCTACGCCGATTTTCTTGGAAAGGATCCGGTCGAAATCCTGGCCTTGATGGATGCCGAGACATGGTACAACGTCGATGAGGCGATAGCTTCCGGGCTTGCAACGGCTCGCTACGGCAAAGACAAAGACGACCGGAAGAAAAAGAAAATGGCTTCGCAGTTTGACCAAGCTGCGGCGAATTTACTTCAGGCTCAAATGGCTCGGTTTGCAAAACACTTGACAAGCCAAGCTGACTAGCCTAGATTTATTGCGTCGGCCAGAAGTGCCAACAACTCTGCAACTTATCAGCGGCAGTGACACACGGTAAAAACGATTCAGTTTCCCGTGGCAGTCATGCCGCTATCTTGGTTTAACGACTGCCACACAACCCACAAAGGGCAGTCCAAGTGAAGAGTGCAACGCAGCTACAAAAAGAAATCGAGGCCTTGCAGGCCAAAGTAGGAGCGATTCAAGCAATCGCCAAGGAAGACGACCGAGAGCTTTCGACCGAAGAGCAAACCGAAATCGATTCGATCGTCGGCGACGACAAGAATCCCGGCCAAATCACGGCTCTTGCAACGCAACGCGAACGAGCGATTCGAATCGAAACCGCCGTTTCAAATTCCGTTCGACAGGTTCGAGAGACTCAGGCGGATTCCGAAACGACCAGCAAGCCGTTCAAGATTCCAGCCCAGGCAAAGGCCCACAAGCCCCTCGTCGCTTTCAGGGGCGAAGACGCTGAATTGAACGCCTACCGATCGGGCAAGTACATCCTTGCGACGATCTACAAGGATGCCAAAGCCGAGCAATGGTGCAAGGATCACGGCGTTCAGGCGGTAATGAGCGGCAGCGACGACCTTCGAGGCGGTACACTTGTGCCACCTGAATTTGAAAATGCAGTCATCGCCTTGTTTGAGTCCTACGGAGTGATTCCGCGATACTCCAGGCTCTACCCGATGGCGTCGGACACCCTGAGCGTGCCTCGTCAATTGTCCGACGTTACGGCGTATGCTGTTGGCGAATCCGACGAAATCACAGCAAGCGATGCGACGTTCTCGCCGGTCAACTTGGTCGCTCGCAAGTTCGGAACGCTGACCCGAGTGCCAAGCGAACTGAATGATGACGCGGTTATTTCGATCGCCGAAATGCTCGCAACGTCGATTGCTCGGGCTCAAGCCTTGAAGGCCGACACGGCTGGATTCTTGGGTAACGGCGAAGCAACGAATCACGGCGTACAAGGGCTAGCCAATGTCCTCAACGCTGGGTCCATTGTGACGGCTAGCGTCGGAAACACGATGGCTACCCAAACCATCGCGGTATTCCAAGAGGCAGTCGGAAAGCTTCCTGATTTCCCCGGCATCAATCCGGTTTGGTTTTGCCACAAGGCGATTTGGAGCAACGTCCTCGGGCGATTGCAACTAGCCTCCGGTGGCAACAACAAAGACGACCTTGGCAATGGTCCAGTGGTTCAGTTCCTTGGCTACCCCGTTGTGTTTGTCAACGTGATGCCAAAGACGATTACCGGATCGTCCAAGTTTGCCCACTTTGGCGACTTAG